CCAAAAGCTATGGCATGTGTATGACTGTAGTGGAAAACAATTCGGTTGGGATGCCTGTCTTCACAAAATTAAAAGACTATGACCATCCCAAAATATACCATTCAAGAAAGTCACCACATGAATATGTGGAAACTTCTTACACCGAACAAACTTCTATAGTCGCAGGTTTTTCAACAACTGTGAAAACAAGACCAATGATTATTGCCAAATTAGAAGAATTTATTCGTAACAAGGTTTTAAATATCAGATCAAGAAGATTGTTTAATGAATTAAAAACCTTTATTTGGAACAATGGGAAGGCAGAGGCTATGCGTTCTTATAATGATGATTTAGTTATGGCTTGTGCAATTGGGTGTTGGGTTAGAGACACTGCACTAACCATTAATCAGCAAGAAATAAAATATAAAAAATCAATGCTTTCTGCTATAATGACAAGTAACAAAGTTTTAGATACAAGAATTGTTGGGATGGAAAGGACTCAACAAGATAATTATATCTATGGCAGGAACACAAGGCAGAAAACAGTTAAGTTACACAAGCTACCGTTTTTTATAAAATAGGAATTAACCAATGGCAGAAAATAAAAAAAACCCAAGAAATCAAAACAGCCCTTTATTTCAAAGATTAACAAAATTATTTTCAGGGCCAATTGTTAACTATAAAGCCCAACAAGTAAGAAATAATCGTAAATACTCAGTTGATAAATACGGTTCTAAATTTAGATCGGTAGGCGGTCAATCATTTAAGCGCAAGTCATACAACCCTTATGAATCAATTTCAACAGCAATGATGAACAGCTATAATCGTGCTGAAAGATACTCTGACCACGATCAAATGGAATTTATGCCTGAGTTAGCGTCTGCTTTGGATATTTATGCAGATGAAATTACAACACATTCTGAGTTTTATAAGTCTTTAATTATTGATTGTCAAAATGAAGAAATAAAAGAAATTCTTGAAACCTTATTTTATAAAGTTTTAAATGTTGACTCTAACCTTTTTGGGTGGGTTCGTTCTATGTGCAAATATGGAGATTTTTTTGGATATTTAGACATTGATGAAGATATTGGTATTAAGTCTTTTATCGGATTGCCAGTTAGTGAAATTGAAAGAATGGAAGGGACTGACCAGTCCAATCCTAATTATATTCAATACCAGTGGAATACTGGAGGTTTAACCTTTGAAAACTGGCAGTTGGCACATTTTAGAATTTTGGGAAATGATAAATATGCACCTTATGGCACATCTGTATTAGACCCAGGCCGTAGAATTTGGAGGCAATTAACGCTTCTTGAGGACGCTATGATAGCATACAGAGTTGTCCGTTCTCCACAGAGAAAGCAGTTTAAGATTGATGTTGGTGGTATTCCACCAGAAGAAGTTGAACAATATATGCAAAAAATCATTACTATGATGAAGCGCCATCAAGTAGTTGATGATAAAAATGGAAGAGTTGATCTAAGATATAACCCCTTATCAATTGAAGAGGATTACTATATTCCAACAAGAAATGGCCAAGCATCAGTAGACATTGGTACTGTACAAGGTGATACATGGGGAACTGCTATTGACGACATCAAATATTTACAAGATAAGTTATTTGCTGCAATTAAAATTCCTATGTCTTACTTGATTAGAGGTTCTGACAGTTCTGCTGATGCCGGCCAAGCCGCTCTGGCACAAAAAGACATACGATTTGGTAGAACAGTTCAAAGGATTCAAAGATCAGTTATTTCCGAATTAGATAAAATGGCAACAATTCACTTATATACTCTTGGATATCGAGGGAACGATTTAATTAATTTTAATCTAAAATTACACAACCCATCAAGGATTGCCTCGATGCAAGAATTGGAAGCATTAAAAATTAAAATAGACATTGCTGGCAGCGCAAGGGGAGACATCTATAGTAATCGTTGGATTGCCAAAAACATTTTGGGATTGTCAGAAGAAGAGCTTATTAGAAATACGAGAGAAAAGTTTTATGATAAACAAATTGAAGCAGCAATTGCAAAAATTGCAGGCGTTCAAGGCGAAGGACTGGCAGCAGAAGCATTAACTGGAGCAGGGTTCGGTGGAATCGGAGATATTGGTCTTGGCGGAAACACAGGGTTCGGTGGGCAAGCCGGAATTAAAGATGCCACAGATACGGATACAGTGGAAACACCATCTGCGCCCGTTTTTACACCAAGCGCTGGTGACGACGACAGCGGCGATGAAGATGTTCTTTTGGCAACCCCTGAAGGCGGCGGCAAAAGAGGCGGTGATAAGCCAGCAGCCACTTACGCCGAATTTGAAGATGGGTCTCACACAACAAAGGGGTCTAAAGGTAAAAGATATTTTTCAGTGAAACACGATAAGCGAAGAGAAGCTGGTCGCAAGGAATCTTGGACAAATAAACCAAGAAAACCACGCAATGTTTTTAAAGCAATGTCAATAGGCACGCTTGTTAAAGAAAACAAATCTAATTATAGTGAAGATTTTGAAAATAAGATGTCTTCATTAAATGAGGAAATGGACAAAATACTGTCAGAGGATTTATAATATGAACCACAACAAGAGAAGAAATACTGCTTTTTTGTATGAGGCTCTGGTTAGAGAACTTACCAAAAGCGTAGTGGCTAAAAATGAAAAAAGAGAAGCTGCTGTAATGGCAGTTGTAAAAGAGTTTTTTAATAGTGGAACAGCTTTAAAAAAGGATTTAAACCTTTACAAAGAAATCATTGAAACTCGCGGTACAACAAAGGAGGCCGCAGAGAAGATTATTGGTTATGTTCGCAAAGAACGGGAAAAGCTAAACACCAAAAAGCTTTTTGAAGAACAAACACGCCTTATTAATAAGATTCATAACACTTTAAGTGAAGAAGTCTTATCTAATTTTATACCAAACTATAAGGCACTCGCAAGCGTTTATCAAATGTTTTCGCCAAAAACAAAAATTAAAAATAGAGTTTTAGTGGAAGGTACTGTAGTCCAATATATGTCTTCAAGCCCTCAACAGCCAAGTGAAGAAAAAAGAGTTGATAATGCAACAATGAGAATATTTTCATCAAAATTTAATAATCATTATAGCTCCTTGCTTGAAGAACAAAGAATCTTGCTTTCCAAATATGTTTCATCCTTTGCAGACAATGGTCTTGAATTGAAAATATATCTAAGTGATGAATTAGACCGAATTAAAGAGGCTGTTACAGCCGCAAAATTTGAAAGTGAATTACAAGAGAAGCTTAATAAAATTACTTCCGTCATTGATGGATACAAAGGTCAACTAATTAATGAAGATATGTTAAAACAAATTATGAAAATGCAACAACTTGTAAGAGAGATTAGAAGCAATGATTAAAATTGATGAAGTCAAAATTAAGATAGATGACAAACAAGAAGATAAAATTATTATATCAGTTGTCGAGCCACAGCCGACATCAATTGATGTGAATGTTGAGCCAGTTCCATCACAACTTATTTCATTAAATATTCGTAGAACGTTAGACAATAATTATATTATTTATGATCACCCACTCTTTGATATAGTTGTCAATCCAGATAAGAAAAAAATTATGACTTTTGTTAATAAGAGAAGAAAGTCTTCTGCTTATCCACACCAAGATGCTTTTTTTGAGTTTCTAATAAGGCGCGGCGTTATTTTACCCGATACTGTAAAGGGTGGTAATATTTTTGGAAGTATTGAAGCAACCTATCCGGCAAATAAAAAAATAAATATAGTTAAAACAGTTCTTTTAAACATCTTTTTGTTTTTCAGGGAAGAGTTACCTTCACTCAAAAGGGCGCTTGACTATGATTTTGAAGTTGATAAGATGTTGGTTGAACCCGATATAGGCGATAGCACGGAATATGGTGAAGTTCCACAGCAAAAAAAGAAGGGTACAATGGACCCTTTTTATACACAATATTATGGCTTACTTTACAGGATATAAATGACTTTACTATATTTTATTTTAATATGTTATGGCTTAACACAAATTTTAGTGTATGGTTCTATATTTAATAATATTCGTCCAAAAAAAGGCTTTTTTGGAGACTTGTTAAAGTGTCCTATGTGTACAGGATTCTGGGTTGGAGCATTTGTTTTTTTAGTTTCACCTTATACAGAACTAATTACTTTTGAATACAGTGTAATCGACATGCTTTTGTGTGGTTGGTTAAGTTCAGGAACATCGTACATATTCTGTACTATTTTTGGAGATGAGGGAATAAATGTTAAAAGGAATTAATAATTACGTTGAAACTAAGTGGATGCTTCAACCACCACGCCTTTGTTGTAAGGGCAGTTGTATCAGGCGGGTAACGCCCGCAGGAGAATTTTAATGAACTTAAATGAAATTAAAAAAATGGTTGTAACCTCTCTTATTCAAGAAAAGGTTGGATATCATGGGGCCATGGATGGTGATGCCGGTGGAGATGCCGACACTCCTGACATCCAAGGAATTGTTGATAGCGCTGAACAAGAAATAAAACAAATGATTGCAGCCCAGGGAAATATTCTTGATGCTGTGGCAACTGAGATTGCTGAAATAACTGGACCAGCTTTGGTTCAAGCTGGTATTCCAAGTGGTGAGGTAGTTAAATTAGTTTCCGATTTTTTAACCCAAATGCATGACGCAGTTCGTATTGCAAAGGAAAAAAGACAGGAAATTGGTGCAGGCCCATCTACGCCAAGGTTAAACACAAAGGTTGGAGACTAAAAAAATGTCCAATAAATCATTATTAAGAGAATATTATGCCTTGTGTGAAGGCGGATACTGCCAAGATTTATTAACTGAGGCAGAAAAAAAAGACATTAAAGAAAACAAGGCATGGTATTTGACTGGTATTTTACAAAAAGGCAATACCAAAAACGGCAATGGTCGAAAATATCCATCTCATGTCCTTGAGAGAGAAATGAAAAATTATGACATGCTTATCAAACAAAAGAGGGCGTTTGGAGAATTAGACCATCCAGATACTTCTGTTGTTGATTTAAAAAACGCATCTCATATGGTTACTCGTTACTGGAAAGATGGTGATGCTATTATGGGGGCTATTAAAATCTTAGATACTCCCTGTGGCGAAATTGTGAAGGGCATTGTTAAGTCAGGTGGGCAAGTTGGTATATCATCAAGAGGACTTGGCTCGGTTGTAAATGAATCAAATGGGATAAGTATTGTTCAAGAAGATTTTACTTTAATTTGTTTTGATATTGTTGCTGATCCATCAACCCCAGGCGCATTTATGAACCCCCAAAAAATTAGGGAATCGAAAGAGGTGAAAGTTCATGATAGGGATTATCGTGTAAATTCAATCTTAAATTCAATTTTGGATTAAAATGAAAAAAGAACAATTCAAAAAAATGTTAAAACCTATTATCAAAGAGTGCATCCAAGAAGCGCTGGTTGAGTCAAATTTAATTTCAGGTATTATCTCTGAGGTACTAAAAGGTGTGGATTCAAGCCCACAACAAAAAAATATTACCGAACAAAAGAAAAGATATGAAAGCGATCAAGAAGCAAAAAAAAGACGAGATACAAAGAAAAGAAAATTAGACCAAACAAAAAAGTCGCTTTTAGAAGCGGTAAGCAAAAATGCATATGGTGGGGTTGACATATTTGAAGGTTTGACCCCGATGCAAGAATCTAAGTCTGGTGGTCCAAGTAGTGCGCTATCGGGTGTTGCGCCAGATGATGCTGGCGTAGATATTTCAGGTATTTTAAATATTGGTGGCGATAAGTGGTCAAAATTATTATGAGGTTAAAATGAGTGTAATTAATGTCTATGTAACAGCAAGAAAAAATGAATCTGTAGAATCACTAATTAAAAGATTTAGCAGAAAAGTAAAAAAAGAAGGCATTGTTGAAGAATGTAAAAATAGAAAGTACTACGAAAAGCCTTCTGTTAAAAAAAGAAGAGATAAATTAAAAAGAAAAAGAGTTTTAAAGAAACTATTTATGGAACAAAACGGAGAAGAAGATGCCAGAAAACGGTAACATTAAAGCAAACACAAGCTTTGCAGACCAAAGATTTAGTCACCCAAGCCCTGGTGTTGCTGCTGTCGGTCAATATCAATTAAGTGGTATTCCATATCTCACTTCTTCTGTTGTTGTTGATAACATTGAGGATGGTGCCGGTGCCTATACTATTAATTTTCCATATGTTACAAAATTTGTGACTGTGGTTAATGAGCATACTGGTTCATCCGCAAAATTAAGAGTAGGATTTAGTAATCTTGGCGTTACCGGTTCTGCTGCAAATGATACAGGTAATAATTACTTTCTTTTAGATAATGGAGAGTCCTATACTGGCGAGTTTAGAGTTACAAGTCTTTATATTGCTGGTCACACATCTGAAACGACTGCCTCTGTAATCGCCGGTATGACTGGTATTCCATCAGCAAAACTACAAACCAACTGGTCAGGAACCTCTGGAGTAGGTTGATGAAAAGTGGATTTGGTGGTCGTCACGGAAATTTTTCATCTCGATCAACCGGTAAAATCCGTGTTGAAGATAAAAGCAGTAATTTTTTAAATTTAGTTAAACATACTGCTGGCGACGACTTATTATTTTGTTTAGACTCGCTGTCTATTAACGACATCGCAGTCGGCGGCACAATAACAAATTGGTTTGATGCTTGGGATGTTTTTAACACCAACTTTACTTCAACCGATAAGCCCACTCTCGATTTATACAATGGCAAGCCGGTTGTTTCATTTAATGGCTCAAGTAATTTTATGAGCACTGCTGCTAATGCCACTCAATTGAATTCAAAGACAGCCCTTTCGCTTGTATACTTTTCAAAAAATGAAGATTCTTCAGACGGATTTCAAACGGTACTGGAATACGGCACCTATTGGTACAGCATGAATGGTTTCGCTGTCGCTTTTCAACTCGGAGCCTCCGATTTCGCAGTATACAATGGTCAAGATCAACACCCAGATGGTTCAGCCCTTGGCGGCATCGCGGGCGCTGACGGAGTAAATGTTACAGTAAATAATCCTTTAGCACTTGGGGTGGTGTTTAATCGAAATGCCCCCGGCGCTGGTGCTGGTTTAGCCACGAAACCCTATGTTAATGGTTCACCAGTTGCTACATCAAATATTTACACTGGCGGTTCAACATTTAATATTGATAGTGCTTGGAAGTCTAATGACAAACTTCACATCGGTCGCCGCAACGGTGGTACAACTTTACATATGAATGGTTCAATTGGTTGTTTCATTGCGATTACAAGAGTACTGACTGATGGGGAAATGAGCCGATTACAAAATGCCGTACTCAATAGATACAATGTAGGTGCGGGCGCGTCTCCCACATAAGGAATAATTAAATGTCCACAAAGCCATTACCAATAACTTATTACATTGTAACTGAATCCAACTCTGGCGGCAACGGCACACCAGTAAAGAAAGGACTCAGTAAATACAGAGTTCTTGGCGATTGGGGGCACACGACTCCTTCAAATGCTATTATTTCAATACAAACTACTTGGACAGAATTTAATCTTCAAGAGTGGATAATCAACGCTGGATACACTATTCCAGTCACACCCATTCATCCCTAAGTCATTTTACCTTTTTAACAACTATTTATTGTAGTCCATTTTAGGAGTTACCCAAATGTCATCTATGTTAGAACAAGCAATTATCGACGCAACTGCTCTCAGGGAGGCGGCAATTAAGAGTGCTGAACAGGCAGTTGTTGATAAGTATTCAACTGATATTAAAGAGGCAGTCGAAAAACTTATGGAAAAAAATGACTTTGAAGAAGATAAAACTGTTGACCAACAAATCATAGAAATAGATGAAAAGGGCGAAGGATATTCTTTCGTTGAGAACACAGAGTTAAGTGAACTTGAACAAGAGGAAATGATTGATATTGATATTAAATCATTGTTTGAGCAAGTCCAAAAAGAACAGGCTGAAGAAGAAGTCGAATTAGAAGAAGAAGTCGAATTAGATGAGGAAATCTATAAAGAAACGGGTGGTGATGGAATATCTGGTGCTTTACCACAACCACCAGACCTTGACGAAGAGATAGAACTTTCAGAGGAACTGGAGGAATCATTAAATTTTGATTACAACCCAGTCCCTAAAGGACAAACAACTGCTTATGGTGCAACAAGAGAGCAACAAGCAGAAGAAGCAATGCTAATGGATGTTATGCTTGCAATCGAAGAAGAAAACTCTAAATTGGAAAAAAAGAACGAATCTTTGGTTAGGGCCGGTAATCAATTAAAAAAGTCTAACCAAAAACTAAAAGAAACAGTGCAGAATATTGCAAATAAATTTAAAGAAATTAAATTAATAAATAGCAAGTTATTCTACACAAACAAAACTTTAATGGACGCCTCCTTAAATGAGCGACAAAAGGGCAACCTTGTCGAGTCTATTAATAATGCTCAGACTTCTGAGCGAGCGAAGATTGTCTATGAAACTCTTAAAAACACAGTGGGCAATGCAACTGCAAAAGAGCAACCAAAATCATTGAGTGAAGCAGTAGGCAAGCGATCTTCAACATCTTTATTGCTAAAAGCACAAAAAAGCGACAATAAGCCAAAGGTAAACGAAAGTAATCTTTTTGCTGAACGTATGCAAGCTTTAGCAGGCATTAAATATCATAAGGAGGATTAAACAATGTCAAACATAGTCGAAAGATTAACAGAAAACATCGTTGCTCGCGATCTCCGTCAAGAAGGCGCTGCCCTAGTTTCCAAATGGGAAAAGACAGGTTTACTTGAAGGAATCGGTGACGATAGAAAAAGGGACAACATGTCCCGTCTCTTAGAGAATCAAGCCAAGGAACTTCTTCGTGAAGCTTCAACCATGGCTGCTGGTGATGTCGAGGGCTTTGCTGCCGTCGCATTCCCAATCGTCCGTCGTGTATTCGGCGGCTTGCTCGCTACCGATCTAGTTAGTGTTCAACCAATGAGCCTTCCATCAGGTCTCATTTTCTTCTTGGATTTCACCAAGAATAATGCCCGTCTAGGCAATGACGCTGATGATTCCGTTTACGGCGGCGGCGTTGTTGGCTCTGAAATCACTGGTGGTGTATCATTAACAGGTCGTAACGCTGAGAAGTCACTTTACAGCCTAAATAATGGTTATTCCTCACCAGTTTCTGGTGGTACCATGAATACTGGTCTTGAAGTTGTTGCTTCTGGTGCAATCGATAGTTCAGGGAATTTCCAATTCATGACTACCGCAGGTGCCAATGATTCAATTACTATTGCCGAGGCAAGAAGGATTCTTCGTTATGATCCAGACTTGGCTTCCGGTTCTGGTCTTATTATTGCTTTCGGTAAAGTCGGCGCTGATCTGGGTCAATTAAACAGAGATGATTTGGTTGGCATTTCATACCGCGATGCCACTGGGCACGTCCTATCTGGAGGCGCTGATCAATTCTCACTAACACAGGTTCGTCGTCTAACTCAGTACGCCACAAGTTCTGATGGTCGTGTAGACAACGATACGGTATTTACCGTATTGACAACTACTGCATCTGTTAATGTAGCTGCTGCTTCGACACCATTTCAGGAGGCCGCCGCTAAGGTTGCTAAGGCTGGTGTTATTCAGAAGGTTCAATACACTACTGCTGATAACTTTGGTGGAACTGCCCCAATCGGTGGTGTTGCTGGTACAGATAATTGGCTCTTAGAATCCAACGTTACAACTGTAAGTGGTAACTTTGATGATACTCTTCAGGCTATTCCAGAGATTGACATCAAGGTTGATTCAATTGCGGTTACAGCCGTAACTAAGAAGCTCCGTGCTAAGTGGTCACCAGAATTGGGTCAAGACCTTAATGCTTACCACAACTTGGACGCTGAAGTTGAGCTAACTGGTATTCTTTCTGAGCAGGTTGCTCTAGAAATCGATCGTGAGATTCTAGAAGACCTTATTAAGAGAGCAACTGCGGGTACACTACACTGGTCACGTCAGCCCGGTCGTTTCCTTAACCGTGAAACTGGTGCCGATGTTGAGGCTGCTTCAAGTTCAACTGGCTACCCAGAGTTTACTGGTACTGTTTCTGAGTGGTATGAGACTCTTATTGAGACTGTCAATGATGTCTCTGCTCGTATCCACAGAAAGACTCTTCGTGGCGGCGCAAACTTTATCGTTTGTTCCCCAGAAGTTGCCAATCTACTTGAGTTCACCAATGGTTTTCGCGCAAGCGTCACCGCCGACTCAAATGGTACAGCCGGTGCTGTGAACGTTGGTTCAATCTCCAAGAAGTTCGACGTTTACGTCGATCCATACTTCCCACGCAATGTAATGCTTGTTGGTCGTAAGGGTTCCAGCTTCTTAGAGAGCGGCTATGTTTACGCTCCATACGTCCCACTACAGGTCACTCCTACCATCTTTGGTACAGAAGACTTCGCACCACGCAAGGGTGTGTTGACTCGCTACGCCAAAAAGATGGTTCGTCCCGACATGTATGGTCTGGTAATTTGCCACAACTTGGTATAATTACTAACGCGTAGTTGAGAGTTTCCCCTCATCCGTTTCGACGGGTGGGGGGTTTCTCTTTAATAAAACTATTTAGATAGTAGGAGATTAGTTGAATGTCTGTACCAGTTTTAACACCATCGAGTAATTCAAGCAAAGTGATTTTGCCAATTACGGGGTCACCCGATAATGTAAATGCGGCAATTAACCCATTACCATTTGGATTTTATATGCAAGGCCCAGACGCTGATGTTTTTGCGTCGGGTGCTGCGGATCAAGTTAGTTATGTTTATAAGAAATTGGGCGGCGATGTCCTGGACATTGAAATGACCCAGTATAATGTTTATGCCGCATATGAAGAAGCAGTATTGGAATATTCATACTTGGTCAATATTCATCAAGCAAAGAACTCGTTAAACAACCTGCTTGGCGCTACAACGGCTTCTTTTGATGAAGACGGGCAGATTGTCGAAGGTGACCCCTTAAACGGCTCTAACTCCGAAATGGCGCTTCCTAGATATACGTTTGACTATACGAGAAGAGTCGCAGAAGGCATCGCAACAGAAGCAGGTGCTGGAGGTGGCTTAACTTATTATACAGCGTCATTCGTTCCAACAGCTTCCCAACAAGATTATGATTTACAGCAAATTGTAAGCTCATCTGTTGAAAATGGAGACCTAACCCTGGACAGCGGGGATACCGTTGGCAATAATAAAATTATTATTCGTAATATGTATTACAAAACCCCCAGGTCAATGTGGCGATTCTTTGCATATTATGGTGGATTAAATGTAATTGGCAATATGTCAACTTATGGTCAATATGCTGATGATTCAACCTTTGAAGTTATTCCAACATGGCAAAATAAACTTCAAGCAATGATGTATGAAGATTCAATCTATACAAGGACATCTCACTACTCTTATGAGATAATTAACAATAAATTAAGGTTATTCCCGACGCCAGGAGCGGCTGGATATTCACCAGAGCGCTTTTACTTTAGATTCACTGTAAAGAAGGACGCTACAGAAGAATATTCAGATCGACAGAATGGTAGTCGAGGCGTTAATAATATAAATAACTTACCATTCCAAAATATACCATACTCATCGATTAACTCAATTGGCAAGCAATGGATTCGTAGATTTGCTTTGGCACTTTGTAAAGAAGTATTGGGACAAATTAGAGGAAAACTGAGTGGCGCTGTTCCGCTTCCAGGTGGAAATATTACACTTAATTCAACTGCCCTGTTAAGCGAAGCGTCAAAAGAAATGGGTGACTTAAGAACGGAACTTAAAACAGTCTTGGATGAATTAACATATGAAAACTTATTAACAAAAGACGCTAATATGACTAAGACAGTTACGGACACACTTAGTAAAGTTCCAGTTCCATTATTTGTAGGATAATAAAAAATGGCAGATAATAAATGGACAAAACCTGATGCACCTCCACCTCCACTTTTTACAGGACAAAAAGAAGCTGACTTTGTTAAACAAGTTAATGACGAAATTATTGAACGAATTGTTGGTCAGCAAATTCTTTATTTTCCAGTGTCAAGAGAACACTCAAACTATCACCCACTTTATGGAGAGGCGATAGAAAAAACATATTTACCCCCAGTTAGAGTGTATAGTCGTGTAAAGTGGAATGGGACAAAAACTGAATTTACAAAATATGGTGTTGATAGAAGACCGCAAATTGTAGTGGATTTTCATAAAAGGCGCTTAACCGAGGACCAAGATCTTTACATTCGTGTTGGAGATTTTGTTCGTTATGGTAGTTTTGATTATGAAATTGTTGAATTAAGCGAGCCAAAATTACTATTCGATCAGACAGATAAAAGCTTTGAAATCAGCGCAACTTGTATTTTGGCAAGAGAAGGAAAATTTAACCCATAGGATAATTTAATGCTACCAAAATATATTGAAAAAAAATACAAATTCAACAATTATCGTGATGCTCTTAAAAAGGCAGAGAGTCTTAGTTGTGTTGGAACCCATACTGAAGGTGGCTCTTATTATCCTTGCAAGAGTGCCGACGCCCTCTTCAAAGCGGCTTACTCTATTCAATATGATACATTAATTCCGTCTTCGTTTGAAACTGTTGATATGGCTTTGTATAACTGGCTTGATAAGACAATTGATATTTTTGCAACAAGAAATGACGGTTGGCGAAAAGTTCCTATTATTTGGTTGACACAGGAAAGAGCTTTTCAAATAAAAGACGACAGAGAAATGAGAGAACTTGGAACAGAGTCTTTAAAATTTCCTTTAATATCAGTAGAAAGGACATCCATCAAGCAAACGCCGGTTAATGATTCCCCCATACCAGCAAGGCTGTTTGCAGATGGAGATGGTACGACCTTAGTTATTGCTAAAAAAATAAAACAGTCAAAGACCAAAAACTTTGCAAATGCTACAAGTCTCAGGTTATACAAGCAAAATAATTTTAAGTTTAAAAATGAAAAGATTATTTATGAATATGTAACGGTTCCTTTACCTATTTATCATGATTTTAGTTATACTATTAATTTAAGGGCAGAGTA